AGATCAGATTATTAGAGAATCTTTTGCACTTAATCCAAATGATAAGTTTAGAGTTTTAGAATTTCAGTTTGAGATGGTGGGTAGAACCTCAGCAATCAGAGAATTTAGTTCTATAACTGGTAAGACATACAAAGAATTATGTAGTGCAGGTAGTATCTTAACATCTGATGTACTTAACACATGTCATCAGTATGCTAAGGAAAGAGTAAAGCATCCAGTTGATATTGTCTCAACACCCATGACTGTAAACCAAATGCGTGAACAAATAGACATGTATATGAATTTGCATAAAGGTGTAAAGACTGTAATAACTTTAGATCACACTATGTTAGTAAAAAGAGCTCCTTATCAAAATAATACATTAGATATGTTATTTGAATTAGGTGAGTTCTTTACACAATGTAAAAGAGATTACCCTTGCTTGTTTATTGCGCTATCACAACTCAATAGAAATATTGACAACCCAGATAGAGCTATTGATGGTAAGTATGGTAATTATATTCTTGAGTCAGATATATTTGGATCAGATGCAATGCTGCAACATGCAGATATGCTTATTGGTATTAATAGGCCAGCTAAACAAAAAATTAGATTCTATGGTCCTGATAGATATATGATTGAAGATGACAGAACTCTTGTGTTACACTTTCTTAAAGCAAGAAATGGTGATGCAAGAATGAGTTTCTTTAAAGCTAAATTTGAACAAATGCAAATAGATGAAATGGCAACACCAGGACAACAAGAAAGAAGATAAATATAAAAAAACAAAAAATAATTAAAATGGGAATAACACCAGATCAACGTAAAAAAAAGGTAAATGATTTGAGAGAAGAACATGAAGATCACTTTCAAACAACAGGCGCAATAAATGCATTATTTATTCCAAAGATGGCTTATAGACCACCAGGAAAAGATGAATTGCATATAAGTTTTTTTCCTAGTGAATTAGAAAAGGAAGAAAATATATACACAGAATTTGTAAGTATAGATTATGATTCTGAAGATCCAAAAAGGACATTATATCTTTTGAAACATAACCCTCATTGGAAAGAGGAGTTTGAGCTTGCAACATCAAGTTCAGGGTTTCAAAGACACTTAGTATCAGTAAATGAGTTAAAAGTAATTAATGATGTAACCAGTAGAGGCAAGTTAGATTTAGACTTTGCTGATTTACCAAGTCCAGATACTCAATCCTCTGATAATTCTTTAGTAGATAAATTAGAAGAAATCAATCAAACACTAAAAACATTAACTAAAGTAATTAATAAATTTAATAAATAAGCATGGCACAAAGTGTATTAATCATTGCAGACTCAGGAACTGGTAAGTCAACAGCAATTAGAAATTTAAATCCAGATGAAACGTTTATTATAAATATTGCAAATAAACCTTTACCATTCAAAGGATGGAAAAAAGACTATACTTTAATAAGTAAAGAAAACAAAAAAGGAAATTTAGCATCAGCTTCATCTGCCGCAGGTATTATGAAAGCTATTACTCATGTAGATCAAAACATGGGACATATTAAAACGCTAGTTGTAGATGACTGGCAATATATGAGTTCTTTTGAGTATTTTGATAGAGCTAATGAGAAAGGTTATGATAAGTTTACTCAGATTGCAGCAAATCTTGCTCAGGTAGCAAAGATGCCTAAAGATTTGAGAGATGATCTGACTGTTATTTTCTTAACTCACTCAGAAGACTCAACAGATATAAATGGAAACAGAAAGATTAAAGCTAAAACTATTGGCAAAATGATTGACAATACTTTAACTTTGGAAGGTCTTTTCTCCATAGTTCTTTTTGGAAAGGTAAATAAAAATGATGATGGTGAACTTGAATATGGTTTTGAAACTCAAAACAATGGAGAGAACACATGTAAATCACCTCAAGGTATGTTTGAAGATTTCTTCATTCCAAACAACCTGCAGTATGTAAAAGACTGCATAAAAAAATATGAAGAATAAAAATCAATAATTAATTAAAAAGAAAAAGTTATGTTAAGTACAAGCGGAATGTCAGCTGGATCAGGCAAAGAAAAACCAGTAATTGAACCAGGTAATCAACTAGTAAAGATAAACTCAGTTACATTTGATCAAACACCATATGATGCAGATGCGTATAATATTACATTAAATGTAGAAAGTGAGCCTATGAATGGTGAGTTTCAAGGATTTCTGCTAGATCAGAATAATCCTAATGGACCACGTTATGCTGGTCAAGTGGGAAGAGTAAGGTTTAGTCCTTATGCATATAAAGATACAACTTTACCTAACGGTAATGAAATCAGCCGTGATACAGAAGTTATGAAGGCAATGATCTTTTTATCTGAAGTATTAGGTAAAAGAACTGAGCTAGATCAAATTAAATCAAATACTATTGAAGAGTTTATGGTAGCATGTAATGTACTATTTTCTAATTCAGAATTTGTTAATATGTGTTTAGGTTCACGTGAGTGGGAAAACAAAGATGGTTATGTAAATAATGATTTGTACCTACCTAAGTTAACTAAAGCTGGTGTACCTATTGAAGCAGTTGGTGTTGAACCAAGTAGACTTGTAATTTATAATTCAAATGATACTAATCATCTAAGGAGAGTAATTAAGAAAGTTTCACCAACCACAAATAATTTTGAACCTGCAAAAACAACAGGTGATGATTTTGATTTGTAATAGTATATATCAATAAAATTTAGAGGGGAGTTTAACGCTCCCCTTTTTGTTTTATAAAGAAAGCTTTATGTTTAACACTAAAAATTTAGTATTAGAAATAGATGATATACCTAGTTATTGGGTATTTCAATATTATTTAAATTTGTCAGAATCATTGACTGGTCAAGATGTTAAAATAATTTCTGTGTTTAATCCTTCTGAAAAGACAGCTAGCTTATGTGTTTATGTAGATTCTAATCTTCAGCAATATAAGTTTAAGTGTTTTTCTACAGGTAAAAATGGAAATAAGATTGATTTAATAAAGTATATGTTTGATCTAAATTATTCTTTAGCAGTAATAAAACTTATTGCAGATTATAATTTATATGTAAAAACAGAAGACTTTAAAGAAATTAAACTTAAGCCTGCCGCTAAATGGCAAATAGATTTTATTAAACAAAGACCTTGGAATGAAGAAGATAGTCAGTATTGGTTATCCTATAGAATAGGAATGTCTTTACTTAATGAATATAATGTGAAACCTATTGAGTATTATAATTTGATTAAAGAAGAATTGAATCAGATTAATGCACTCAAAGTAGAGGGATCATATATTTACGGTTACTTTGATAGACATGGTGATGTATACAAAATATATCAACCAAAAAGTAAACACAAATTTCATAAAGTAAATTCACACTTACAAGGACTTGATCAACTTAAGTATGATAAACCCTACTTAGTAATATGTTCATCTCTTAAAGATGCTCTATGTCTTAAATCAATAGGTTATAATCTTGAAGTGTTAGCACCAGACAGTGAGAACACAATGATTAAACCTCATGTAATTCAATACTTAAAAAAAAAGTATGATAAAGTAATTACATTATTTGATAATGATGAAGCAGGTAAAGCAGCAATTGAAAAGTATGCAACAGCATATAAAATCAATGGTTGTTCTCTTTCTATATGCAAAGACATATCAGATGCAATGGAAAAACATGGATTTGATAAAGTTCATGCAGAATTAAAACCTCTATTAAAAGAAACAATAAATAAATAAAAAATGGAATTACACAATGTACCTAGAAATAGTAGAATAAAAGTTATATCAGATATAAAAGTACCACCGGGAGCTCCTGAAATTGAACAAGGAGAAGAATTAAACTTTAGATCCATTGATGGAATGTATAGTTACTGTACCAGAGATAATGGTGAAGTAGTACATTTAGTTGCATGGGCTGAGGTAGAAATCATAAAACAATAGTTATGGAAAATAAAAAATGGTGGATACCAGGGTCAGTACCTTCTAGTAAAAATGGAAGAAGATGGACAGGTAAATACTTTATAGCAAGTAAAACAGTAGTTAATTACAGAAAAATCACCAAAGAATATTATGAGAAATATGCTAAAGATTTTAAGAAAGAATTAGCTAAGCATGATATGCCAGCTAAGATATCTTTTACGTTTGTTAGAGGTACACGTCATAAATTTGATTATATAAATCCTGCACAAACAGTACAGGATGATATGGTTAAAGCAGGATGGATAGAAGATGACAATGCAGAATTTATTTTACCTGTCTTTATTCAATATACTTATGATAAAAATAATCCAGGTGTATGGATAGAAATATTAAATGATGAACCAAATAACAAATAAAGAATTCTTTCAGATAGTTAAGTTATTAAATGGATTAGAAGAAGATTTTAAATTAGGAATAAATTGTTATAATAGTTTTATAATGACAACTGAATTTAATCTTTTATTTACTAAGGCACTTAGATATGAAAAAAGAAAAAGATTTGTAAAAGAAATGGGTCTTAAATATACTCCTATACAGCTTACAGTTAAAGTTATTAATGAAGAAATAATAAATGAAAAAAAACATTCTATATATAAAGAAATCTTATTAGAAATTATGAATAATTAAATATGAAAAATATACAAGACTTAGTTGCTAAAACAACTAAAAATTTAATACTAGATGAGCCCTTTTACGGGCTCTTTTTGATTGGTATAAATAAACAATTCAGTGATAGAATACCTACAGCAGGTGTTAGTAAACACGGTATTGGTATGCAGTTGACAGTTAATCCTGAGTTTTACATTAACTTAAGTGAAGACCATAGGTCAGGACTGATCAAGCATGAACTTTTGCACATAGCGTTTGGGCATTTAGTAATGAGAGATCTTTATTTAAATCATAAGCTATTTAATATAGCAGCAGATTTAGAGATTAATCAATATATACCGGAGCATAAATTACCTGAAGGTGGTTTATTACTTTCAAGCTTTCCAGAACTAAATCTTCCTAGAAAAGCAGGGACAAAAGTATATTACAATCTTTTAGAACAAGCACAGCAGGACGGGAGTTCTCCTTCATTAGATAGCCTAATGGGTGAAATGGATGGCAACAGTCAATATGATCATAGCACATGGGAAGATTTTGATGAGTTATCTGAAGCAGATAAAAAGCTAGTACAAAAGCAGGTTGATCATCAACTAAAAGAAGCTACAGAACAGACAGTCAAAAAACAAGGTTCTATACCAGGTGAATTGGCAGAACTTATTCATAAGCTTATGCATGTTGAACCAGCTAAATTTGACTGGAGAGGTTACTTAAGAAGATTTGCAGGTAATTCTAGTGTTGTATATACTAAGAAATTAAGACGTAAGTATAACAAGCGTTATGCAGGTAGTCCTGGCCTTAAGATTAAATTTAAGAATCATATTCTTGTTGGTGTTGACACAAGTGGATCTGTAAATACAGCAGAGTTAAAAGAATTTTATAGTGAATTAACTCATATGCATAAGACAGGACACAAAATTACAGTAGCACAATGTGATACAAAACTAGGTAGCATAAAAGAATTCAATCCTAAAAAAGATTGGGAAATACATGGTAGAGGTGGGACATCATTCCAACCCGTAATAGACCACTTTAATGAAAAAAAAGGAGCTTATACTGCTCTTGTATATTTAACAGATGGTGAAGCGCATCCTCCAGAAAACTGTCCTAAGAATACCTTATGGGTGCTTAGCAGTATATCTGATAAGAATGAAAGTTTACCCGGTTTAGTAATAAAATTAAATTAATAAAAAAAATGGCACAAGTAAATTTAAATGTAACAGAGTTAAAAGGGTTTGTAAATCACATAATTACAAACAACAGGTTTCTACAATCTAATGGGAAAAGCCCAGTATCTATAGAAGTAGTAGGAGAATCAGGAATTGGAAAAACTTCAACTATAGTTGAGCTAGCTGAAGAAAACAAATTAAAGTTTGTTAAGCTAAACCTAGCACAGATAGAAGAGTTGGGTGATTTAGTAGGATTTCCAGTACGTCAATTTCAGATGTACAAAGAAACAAAAATTCAACAAAAAGCAAATGACATATCTTATACTGCAGCACAAAGATCAGCTGCATCATCAGACCTGGCTAACATGCCACAACTAGTGACTAAAAAGGTTGGTTTATGGGTTGATGAACTTGCTGTACAAGAGTATCTTAAAACAGGATACAAAATGACAGGTAAGAACAGAATGTCTTATTGTGCACCAGAATGGATTGCAGATGCTAAAGAAGGTGGGATACTATTATTAGATGACTGGAATAGAGCTGATACAAGATTTATTCAAGCAGTTATGGAATTAATTGACCGTCAGACATATATCTCATGGACTCTTCCAAAAGACTGGCATATTATGTTAACAGCAAACCCTGATAACGGTGATTATATGGTTAACAGTGTAGATAGTGCACAGAAGACTAGATATGTAACTGCAAATCTGAAGTTTGATATTAATGTATGGGCGCAATGGGCAGAAGGTGCAAATATTGATACTAGATGTATCAACTTTCTACTCCTTCATCCTGAACTTGTAACTCAAGAAACTAATGCAAGATCTATTACAACTTTCTTTAATGCAATATCAAGTTTTGATAGTTTTGAAGATAACTTAAGTTTGATTCAAATGATAGGTGAAGGTTCTGTAGGAGATGAGTTTGCTTCTATGTTTACCACTTTTATTAATAATAAACTGGACAAACTAGTAACACCTAAAGATTTGTTGACACATGATAATCAGCAATATATACTTGGTGAACTTAGAAGTTGTATTGGAAAAGATGATAACTATCGTGCAGATATTGCATCAACATTAGCTACACGTTTATCAAATTATGCAGTTGTATTCTCTAAGGAAAATACAGTAAGTCAAAAGATAACAGATAGACTTAAAGCTTTATGTACAGAAGATTACTTTACTAATGATTTAAAGTATTTAATTGTGAGATCACTTTTTAGTGGTAATAAACAAAAGTTTAATAAATTAATGATGATCCCGGAGATTGTTAAAATGACAATGAAATAAAATGGCAAATAAATCAGTATATCAAGAATTTGATACTAATGCTTTAGCTTACTTTGAATTAGAACAGGACACTATATACGGTGTCCTGTCTACTTCAGGGGAAATAGATAAAGTATTATGTACTCAGGATCAAACTACATATGATAAAATAAACACTATACTAACAGTACCAACAGAAAGTGGTACTACTTTTATATCAAAGAAGAAAGCTTTTATATTGCCTAAGTGCAGTGTATCTCAGGATAGGTTAAAGGCAGCTCTTAAAGAACATGATATAACTGTTACAAATGATTACTTATTAGCAGATCTAATCATAGGTCATGAGGATATATCAGCTCATCGTTTAGAAAACGCAGAAAATATACCTTCTAGTCTAATGATGAATAAATTATGGAACTATGAGACTACTAAAGGTAGACATTCTGCTATACATTCTAAGGAAATAGCAATTTACAATTCAGGGTTAGAAGTTATAATAACTCCTAGGCTCACAGAAAGTGTAAGATACTATGATTTGGATATTGAAAATAGTTTATATGATAATTGGATATTAACCGGGATGGCTATTAATTTAGCTCACATTATTGATACAACTAATGTAAGTGTAATTGATCCAGAGACTGTATTACACAGTTCAGCTAATAAAATGGTTCTTGATGAACAATTACTTATTGATCTTAAAGCACAACTAAATTCTTACGATGATTCTAAGGCTTTAGCTCTTAAAATTATACCAACTATAGATTATACTAAAAACTATCACTTACTGTGGCAGTTTGCACAATCTTGTGGTATGATAGCTTATGCTGACAATAGAGATAAAGATTTAAGGTACTGGGTTAAAGAATCTAATTTTATTAGATTTAATAGAAAAACTGCTCAGGATATGATACTTTGGTTAGAAAAAGAAGGAAAGTTAGATACAACAACTTTTAGATACTTAGAGCCTATAGTAAGAAAAGAGATTAGTATAAATAACAGAGACTTATATACATTTAAAGTAGCTGTTAAAAAAGAATATCAACAATATTTAAAAAAAGAAAATTAATGAAGAAATTATATAATTTAGCTGTAGGTGGTAAAGATTTAAATCTTACAAATAAACAAGGAGATAAAGATTGGATAAGAATTACTGAACGTGGTGATTTTCATATGGGTGTTACCTCTAATTGGGATATTAGTTCTGCTGATATAGCCAGATTGAACATAAAGAATGTAGATCCTATAAAAAATCCAATTTTATTACAAAATAAAAAAATATACAGGTATCCAAAATTAGATTTACCTAGACAAAAGGTAGATTTACTTAAGGAGAAATTTGATGTTAAAGTCACAAGAGATCTAGATAAAGCTGATATTTGTGTAACATCTTATAAGCATATTAAGGATATGTTTCATTTAGAATGGGCTGATGCAGTATCATTTAGAGAATTTTATTCTATATGTATAGATATGAAGGAGCAAAATCTATTAACTGAATTTGCAGTAGATCAACTTAGAAATCTTTTACCAACTTTAGATAAAGATGGTGTTGTTTTTCTTCCTAGACATCATTACTATGGGCAAGTTGGTGAAGTAACAGATTGGTATATAAAGTTTATGGAGATTACTGAAAAACGCAAAATAGAATATGCAGATAGTTCTAGAAGTTTTGTTTTGAGAAAAGAAGATCATGCAGAATATCAGAATTTATTAGATTTAAAAGCTAATCTTGTATTTGACCATGATATTTGTAATATTATAGACAAAGATTTAGCTGTATTAGATAATATAGAGTATGACTCAATAGAATCTATGATAACAAATAGTGAAGTAGAAAATAGAACATTAGCACTAGAAATGCTAGCAAACTGCAATCTTCATAAATCATTTGATGTTGTGTCTGGAATATTTTATTGGAACTATGAATGGTGTAAAGCCTCTACTAACTGGAATACAGTTAATGTAAAAACACTTAGAAAGAGAATGCAGGCATATCAAGGTGATCATCCGAAAGGTAACCATCTTAGCTATGATAGATATATTAAAGCATTGAGAGAAGATAATAAATTAACAGAATTTGCAATTAATAAGACAAGAATGTCTTTATATAAAAATGTGTTAGGTAATATTATTGGGGAAGATGCAGATATATTTAGTGTTGACTTTGAAAATTTAAAATTAAAAAATAAATAAAATGAATAGAAATCTAGAAAAAGAAGAACAGTTTTACTCAAATGAAAAGTTTAAGTTTAGCTATTCTTCTTTAAATAAATTATTATTTTCACCATCTTTATTCTATAAGGATTATATTTTGAATGACCGTGAAGTTAGAACTGATAAGCATCTTATAGAAGGCAAGCTTATACATTGTCTAGTGTTTGAACCAGAAAACTTGACAAATAAATTTAATATTGTTCCAGGTCAAGCACCTTCTGATAATGTTAGAAAAGTATTAAAGGATATGTCTTTTCATACTAATGCAGAAAGTTTAATTTCTTGTGATGATCATATAATTTTAGATTCACTTAAGAGGTTAAATTTATTTCAATCTCTTAAAGCTGATGAGTCAAGGATTGCTAAAGTAAGAACAGAAGATAATGAACCTTACTGGAAGTTTTTAAGTAATTCTAATGTTGATGTTGTTGATCAAGATACTTTATTAAGATGTGAAGATCAAGCAGAAAATATTAAAAGTAACAGTGAAGTTATGTCTATTTTTGGAGAGGTTGAAACTGACTTTGAGTTAGATCCAATTGAAACTTATGCAGAGAAGTACTTAACTTCAGGCTTATCTAAGATGTCTTTTGGTTTACATGGTTACATAGATTATTATAAAGTTAATCATAAAGATAAACTGGTAACAATATGTGATCTTAAAACAACCGGTAAATCAATATCTGATTTTAAAGAAACTGTTGATTACTATAATTATTGGTTACAAGCAGCTATATATTGTAAGTTAGTTTATGAAAATTTATCTAAACAGGTAGATGACATTGATTCTTATAAAATATTGTTTAAATTTGTTGTTGTAGATAAGTACAACCAAGTTTATCCTTTTGATGTAAGTGAAGAAACCCTAAACAATTGGGCACTGTCTTTATTAAATGTGATAAAAGCTGCAGAATATCATTATACTGAGAGAAATTACTCTCTACCATATGAGTTTTTAGTGGAAAAAGTTAAATTATAGTATGGGTTCTGTATACACAGATTATTTTCAGAAGAGTAAAGTTTTTTTATATCCTTTGTTACAGTTTAAAAAAGGCTTAACATATGTTCCTAAGCAAACATACATTGCTATGGAACATGTGTACTCTTTTGATGATTATAGATTTTTATGTGAGTATCACGTTAAAATGTCAGAAAAATTTGAAAAGTTTTGTAATACACATATAAAAAATCATCCTAAGTTTGATCATCATATTGAGCTAGGAGATAATAAACATGTATTTGTATTTGACTTTATTGGTTTTAAAAGTGATTATAAAAGATTTCTACTTGGAAAATATTCACAGTTTACATTAGAGTCCAAATTAATTATTTTAGACTTTTTTAATGAAGGTAAATCATCTGAATATATAGAAGTTTTTTTATCACCTGATGGGTATCATTCAGATTATGCTGATGCTTTAGATACAGATGTAGATATTTTAGAAAAAGTATTTGAGTTATGTAGTTTACCAGATCTTGATAAAGAAACATTAGTTAATAAAAATATACAATTGCTTAGTTTATTAGAGACATGCAATGTATATTTGCCTAAATAAAAAATCAATATGGCACAAATTGGACAAAATATGATGTTAGTAAATTCTAGTTTTAGAAATGCTAAATCATTCACAATGATTCCAGTGAGCAATGACTCACCATATACAGAAGCTATGTTTGACCCTTCGTCAAGCATTTTAGCAGTTATTAGTAAAGTAATGAAACAGTCTTATCATATGGTTCCAAAACTAGATGATGATGGTCAACCAATAAGGTTGAAAAATCCTAATCAACAAACTGGTAAAACAGTTAAAGAAGAAAGAAGACTGGTAGATACATTTTCTGAGTTTTATCTTTCTGATAAACTAGACATCAAAGACTTTATTAATATATTTGCTATTAATGCTGCATCATTTGATTATGAAAGTTTTTTTATAGATATAAAAGAAACAAAAGTTTCTAAGATTATTATGCCTGGTCAATAATTATAGCTCAGATTATAGCGCAGGAAGAGGTAATTGATATTTAAATATAGCTCACAATTGAGTTTAAAAGCCCATTAATTTGGGCTTTTTTTGGCTCTAATAAATAAAGACATGGTAGAATTTAAAAATGAAGAAGCAATAGATATAAATATCTTGCTAGCTCTTACTAAATGTGTGGGTGAAATGGCTCATGGAATACAATATATACACACTGATAAAGAAAGACTTAGAATTAAACAAGTTAAAAAAAGTGTACAATTATATGAAAGTCAGTTAAGTAAAAGATTTAACTATTCTCAAGCAGAAGCTGTAGAGAGTGTATATGATGTTATAATGGATCTAATATTAGATGCTAGAGAAATGAGTTTAAAAGGTATGGAAGACTATGACAATAAAGGAGATGAGAATAATGGAGATAAAAAAAGCACTTCTTAAACATAAAAGTGTTAAAGAAGCAGCAAAGTCTTTAGGAATTACTCCAGAAACAATTAACAACTATAGAAAAAAAGAAAGAGATGGATAAAAAACACTGGGTAATGGATTATGAGACGCTTTATGACTGTTTTACTGGTGTTTTTGAGCATTACAAAACTAAGGAAACTAAGATTTTTGTAATTAGCAGACTTAGAAATGATCAAACTGAATTTTTAGAATTCCTTAAGCAAAACATTAACAACAAAGAGTGGCATATATCCTATAATGGATTAGCATTTGATGCGCAAGTCACTCATTATATATTAGATAATGTTAAAAGTTGGAAAGATAAAGAAGGTTTAGATCTTGATGGTCATCTAGTAGCTAACCTTATTTATAAGTATGCACAACGTACTATAGAAAAAAGTAACAAGAAAGAATTTAGTGATTACCCCCAATGGAAAATGAAAATAAGTCAAATTGATTTATTTAAAATGCATCACTGGGATAATCCTGCTAAGCGTTCTAGTCTTAAATGGATTCAGTATAGTATGGATTGGCAAAATATTTTAGAAATGCCCATTCATCACAATACAGAAATTAGAACTCAAGAAGAACTTGATACAATAATTGAGTATTGTATTAATGATGTTCAGTCAACTAAAGAAATATATAACAGATCAAAGTCTCAAGTAGCTCTAAGAAAAGAACTTACTAAAGAATATGGTATTAATATGTTTAGTGCATCTGAACCTAGGATAAGTAAAGAAATATTTGGTTACTATTTGTCTCAAAACCTTAATATCCCAAAAAAAGATCTCAGAAACATGAGAACTTATAGAGATACTATAAAGGTTAAAGATATAATTCTTTCTTATGTAAGTTTTACTTCTCCTGAATTTAATATGTTACTTGAACGTTTTGCTTCATTAGAAGTTGATGCAAGCAACCTTAAAGGTAGTTTTAAATACAACTTAAATTATAGAAATGTAAAGACTCATTTTGGTTTAGGTGGTGTTCATGGTGCTACTAGCAAAGGTGTATATGAACCGGAAGATGGAATGATGATTATATCATCTGATGTTACTAGTTTTTACCCTAACCTTGCTATAAAGAATCAATGGTCACCAGGACACTTCCCTAAAGAAGAATTCTGTAGCCAATATGAGTGGTTCTTTGAAGAGCGTAAGAAGATCCCTAAGAGCAATCCAATGAACTATGTATATAAGATTATACTTAATTCTACTTTTGGCCTTAGCAATGATGAAAAGAGCTTCTTTTATGATCCTGAACTTTGTATGAAGATTACTATTAATGGTCAATTATCATTAATGATGCTTTATGAGCAAATAATGGAAAATATTCCTGGTGCAATACCACTGTTACAAAATACAGATGGTGTTGAGACAATTATTCCTAAAGAGTACTATGATAAGTATATGCTTATATGTGAAGAATGGGAAAAGAAGACAAATTTAAATCTTGAACATGATGAATATCAAAAAATTATAATTGGAGATGTCAATAATTACATTGCTATCAATAAATATAAAGAAGTAGATATAACAACATGGAGAGAATTAAAGAAAAGTGAACCTCACTATCTTTTTAAAGTTGATAATGATAAGTTTAGTTTTGCTTCTGTAAAATTGAAAGGTAGATTTGATTTTCATAACCTTCAATTGCATAAAAACAAATCCAAACTTGTAATACCTAAAGCAATATATCAATATTTTGTACATGATATTCTTCCTGAAGACTATTTAGATACTAATAAAAATATTTTAGATTATTGTATAGGTGCTAAATCAAAAGGAGATTGGAAATGTATATCTAGATCTATAAAGCTTAATGAACTTTGTGAAATTGATCTTCAAAAAATTAATAGATATTTTATTTCTAATAATGGAGTGAAGATTATAAAAGTAAATAAGAAAGATACAAGAGAAATACAATTAGAATCAGGACGTTGGTTACAATCTATTTATAATAAAATGGAAATCAAGCCAAAGTGGGAGGAGTATAACATAAATAAAAGATATTACTTAGATGCTATTGAACAAGAAATTGATAGTATTATAGCTGTATCAAATCAATTAACATTATTTTAAAAAACAAACATGGATTATTTTGAATTAGAAGCAGTCGTGGAGACATGGGCTCAAGAAAAAGGAATTTTTGCTAAAGCTACACCAATGGCTCAAGCATTAAAAACGTTAGAAGAAACAACAGAACTTTGCACGGCTATCAATAATGATGACCGTGATGAGATCATAGATGCTATGGGTGACATTATGGTTACCTTGATTATTCAAGCAAGAATGCAAGATATATCTTTAGAGTCTTGTCTTGAATCAGCATATCATGTTATCAGTAAACGTACTGGTAAAATGGTAAATGGTCAATTTGTTAAAGACAATTGATTAAAATACAGAAAACCAAAACCTTAATTACCAAAACAAACAATAACAGTTCTAACTGCATAGCACCAAACATCATTTATGGATGTTTTGGTGGCTGTGTGGATACCTATTGTTATATGTCTAGATATAATGGTAAAAGAGTTTTTGTAAACAAGAACGTTGATGAAATTTATCAGTCTGTAGTTGATTGGGAAAAAACCTTTATTAAAGAACCGGATCAACAAGACCCTATATATACTATGGTAGATGTGGCTTGTAACTCAGACTTAGTTCTGATGCAAAAGCATATGCCTGAACCGCTGATTGATTATCTTAAACGTTATGATAATCATTCTCAGCTTAATAGTACTATGGCTACAAAGTACCCAGGACTATTAAAGTTAGATGTAAATCACTTTAATAAACCACCAAGGATCCGTGTAAGTCTTATGCCTCAAAAGTATTCTAATATATTAGAACCAAAGATGCAGAAGATAATGAGCCGTATAGCTGATGTTAATCGGCTCAAGAAGTTAGGATGGGAAGTTCATCTTAACTATAGTCCTTTAGTCTTCTATCCCGGATGGAAAGAAGAGTATAATGACTTATTTTCATTAGTAAAAGAACACACAGGAGAAAATAAATGTGAAGTTATAGCATTAACTAATCATGTAAAGCAAATGATAAAAGCTTCTCCAGATGCAAGAGAGCTAATGAAAAGATCTTACGAAATTAAAAATCATTCTGGTGTAATGAGATATCCTTTAGAACACAAGGGTAGATTATTAAGAGAGTTTAAAGAAATTTATAGCAAATATTTTTCTTTAAATACAATCAGATATATTTTTTAATTTGTGTGAGACAGTTAAATTGATTATATTTACACATTAAAAGTTTAAACATATGGGTTACAATAAACCAAAAGAAACAACTAAAAATTATTTAGAAAACGCACCTTTACCTAACCATGGTAAGAGTTACACAGTTATATCACATAAAACAGTGATAGATAACGCATTGCTGCTATTATCACATAGTGGATTTACAGTAGAAAGAGAATTATATAGAGCAAACATGAATGCCAATGTAGCACAAGGCATATATCATATCCGCCCAACTCAGAGTAATGATTTAATGATCAACAATGAGAAAGAATTAGGGATGATGTTTGCCTGGACCAACTCATATGACAAGAGCACAAGATTTCAATGTGCAATTGGTGCATATGTTATAGTATGTAATAATGGTATGGTAGCTGGAGACATGATGAACTTCAAAAGAAAACATACTGGATCAGCTGACCATGATATTAGAAATCAAATATCTAATCAAATTAAAAATGGAGAGAAGTATTATAAAAGGATACTTAATGATAGAGACTCACTTAGAAACACAAACCTCTCATTAAAAGAGCAAGGTGAAATTTTAGGAAGACTTTATATTAATGAAGAACTTTTAGATACAACTCAAATGTCTTGTATAAAATCTGAGTATAGTGAGCCTACATATGACTATAATAGTGAACAAGATAATGCATGGACTTTTTATAATCATGTTACATTTGCTTTAAAGAAAGCCCATCCCAGAAATTGGCTACAGGATAGCCAGACTTTTCATGATTTTATGATGTCAAATGTTGTTTCTAATGTAGATTTAAATGCTTTAGAAGATATTTCACACAAAGAAAATCATTTTAGTTGGGCAATAGATTTTGGTGGAAACAATAGTATTATTGAAGTAGATGAAGAAGTAATAGATTCAAATGCCATTGTAGAAATTTGAAGCTTGCTCTCTTAATTATAGGTGCGTATATTTGTATACGTATTGCCAAGAATAGCAACAATCTTTAATCCAGGAAGGTCAACCAACTAGGGAGAATTTTATTTCTCCCTAGACCTTCTCTATTAAAACAAAATGGAAAATTTAGAAAATATAGTTACAAAAGATAAAAAGCAGTTTTTACAAGCTGAAAAAGATTGGTTTCTAAGTATGACAGATGCTGAATACAAAGAGCATATGTACGATGATGCATATAGTTGTAAAAAATGTGGTATTTGGTATTGGAACGAATGTATAAAAAGATGTGAATGTAAATAAATTAAACTTATTATGACAGAACAGGAACTACATCAACTATTAGAAGTACAATACTTAAAAGGTAGGTTAGATGAATTAGAATATAGAGCTGTACCTAATACTACTAACTTACAAAATTCACGTAAGTTAGATATGAGAGTTGACAAGTATTATAATAAGCTAAAAAATACTTCAGAACTTGCTTATCATTTACATGTGGTTGAAAGAGCTAATGTAATAGCAAGTAAATGCAAATCTCAAAATCATATAAAAGGATTGCTAAACAATCTAAAAAATTTAATTGAAGATAAAGAGTACATTAAGTTAATAGATATACAACTCAATAAATATCAATAAAAAAAGGCAGCCATTTCTGACTACCTTTTTTTATTTATTTAGAGTTTAGTTTTTAAATACTTAATTAACTGTTTGATCACAACCTAACAGACTCAAACCTTTGTATTGACCATTGTTATAAACTTGGAATCTTAAGAAATATACTTTAGTAGGTGCTATAGTAACATTACTTACAACAGTATCTTTTATTTGAAAGACACCATTTTTAACAATGTTTGTACCATTAGATATAAGTTCTTGTTTTAAATACTCAGATAGAAAAGAAAGACTTCCTGTTTCACCTCGTAATTCTACTATTAATTCTGTTCCAGCTGTTAAGCTATTTGCAGGTTTAACAACAAAAGCTCCTCCAAGAGCCGTTATATCAAATCTACTATAAGTAGAAGTTAATTCTTGAGTATAATCAGATGCAACCGCAAATTGCAATATGGATCCAATAATAACAATGTCTCCATTAACTGGTGAACTTACTTGATAATCTACATAACCACCAGCTACTATTGTAACTTGTGTAACAGTAAAATTAGCTGTATAATTTGATCCTCCACCATTTTGTAATTGTATTGTAGCACCAACTGAAACAGCCTCAAATTGTGTACTTCGGCTTGCACCAATACTATCAAGTACATTAACTCTAAGTGATTGAACGTTGGTTACTGTAGCACTTCCTCCTGAATATTGTACAACAATTCCTCCATTAACTGGGTTTGTTAAAGCAGCATTTGAAACAACTGTTACAGAATATGTACTTGCTGGATTAAAAACTTGATCGTATGAAATAACAGTTGCTGATGGTCTTGTTGGTGCAGTTGCAAGATCTGTTTCAATTACTTGGCCTGTTGCTGTAACAGCAAGTGATTTTGTTGCTGTACCAGTAAAAGTACCAGCACCATAATTATCTGCAATTAAAAGTCCATCATTCTTTATTTGAAATTTAGTAGTTGGAACAGTAGAACCATCTGGTGTTGTTGTAAATTCTATTCTAGTAGGATAATCTCCACCTCCTGATGCTCCATCCCCTTTAAAAAGAATACCTGCAATATCTGCACTAAATACAGAAGAGCGAGCTATAAGCTCTGCTATTTCTGATCCATCAGATAAAGTAGGTGTTGAATTTTCTAGTTTAAGAGCTGGAGTATTAACACCTCCTTTTAATGTTAAGAAATTTAAACTTGCATCCCAGTTAAAGTTTGCCTCTGCACCAAATACACCATTATCATTATATTGAACAT